GCTTCGCGGCTTTCTAAAAAAGCCCCTAAAATGGCGGCTTGCTTAATATCGCCGCTATTGTGCGCGGCTTTTTCTAATTCTGTTAAATGGATAATATTCATTTTTCGCCCCTTAAATTTTGGGCTTCAATCTCGCGGATAATCTCTTGCGCTTCGGTTATCTCTTCCCGATCACTCCAATATTGCTCACCGCTCGGCTCTTGATCGTCTAAATAATAATCGGCAAAATCGGATAATCGGCATAAAGTATTGAATTGCTTTTTTGTGATTTTTATCATTTTATTTAATCCCCTTCATTGTAGAATTGAGCGCTTCGCATAAATCCGCAAGGTTATAAATAGATCCGAAAATAATCCCGCCGCCAAATTGCTTATTGTGAAATTTTCGCCCGCCTAATTTGCGCGCCCTTGCAAGCGCTAAATTATATTTTCTAGTGATAAAATCGCCCGAATAATCGGCATTTTCCGCCGGTGTATTGAGCGCTAGAAAGTGGATACAATAGCGCGGATTACCATTACTATCATTATTCATTCTTGAAAAATCGGATTGTAAGATTGTCATTTTTAAGCCCCTTTACATTTTGAACATAAGCCGAAGCCGACGCCGCGATACTTAAATAAATAATCACTATAAAAAATCTCCGGTTTTTTAAACTTATAGGCGGGCGCGCGTATCCCGCATTTTTCGCATTTGATTAAAATCATTTTTTAACTCTCTATTAAGTGTAATTGTTTAGCCATTTTTTCAATTTGCGCCCATGCTATCGAATGACAGCCCACAATTAAATTTTCCCCGTCGAATGAATTAAAGCGATACGCGCCCAAATTGATATTGTGTAAACCCGCTTCAATTTTGCCGCCGGTGCGTTTTGTGCGCGCTAATAAAGGGTAAATTTTGAGCGCATCGCTAACGGGTATTTTCGCGCCGCGTGTTGTTTCTATTTGCTCGCCCTTTATTCTTAATAGCGTGTTGCTAAATTGAAAGCCGTTAGTGTTTACATTTTCACCGGTTAACCATAAAGCGAGCCTATCGGCGCTTTCAAGCGCGGCAATTTTATTGTTTTCGGCTTGTTTAATCGCTCTCTTAGCATCGCGCAATTTTGCCGCTTCACTTACATAAGCGCGGGCGGCTTTTTCGGCGTCGTTGTCTTTTATCCATTCGGGCGCGGCAATTTTAAGCGCTTCGCAATAGGCGAGCGCTTCACTTGTAAGCTGATAAATTGCCGCCGCAATATTGCCCGCGCTAATCTTGCGGGTAGATTGTGCAAAATCCCCGCGCATTCTTAAAACGCTTTCTTCCCATATTCCTAGATTGTGGCTTGCGGGGCGGCTCGGATCATCGCAATATATAATGTGAAAGCGCGGCGGGATAGCGGCGCGGATAATGCCCTTATGTTTGCCCGTTGATGATGAAAAGCCGCGCGAAGTGAATAAAACTATATCGCCAAATTCCGACGCGAAACGCGCAACGGGAAAATGCCGCCCATAACTATAGATTGTTTGCCCTTCAAATTCGATATTGCCCGCGCGCCCTTCATTTTGCGATTGAGAAGCCCATATATGGGCGGCTTCATTGTGGCTACTAAATACTTTTTTCATGTTAAAACCCCTTAGCGTAAAAATAAACTGTTAAAACAAGGGCGCTAATTGCGCCGCCCAAAATGCAAGCGCCTATAATTTCAAGCGCTGATACGTCATTTTTTTGGTTAATCCTATCGGCTTCGGCTTGCGCTTCGGCGTAAGATTTATACAATTTTTGCTTTTCCATTTTGCCCGCCCTTATCGTTTAATTGTCTAAATTGTCATATGCTTTTGAGTGCATAAGTAATTATATGCCGGATTCTTTTTACTTGTAAAGCATTTTGTTGCATAAAAGCTAAATTATTTTCTAGGTGTTTACCCTTAGTTTTTATGGTCAAATTGTCGTTTTTTTTGCGGGGATTGTTGCGATATTGTCAAAATGGCGGGCGGGCTTAGGGCTATATAAGATAAGCTAAAAGCGGCTTTTATGGTTAAGATTGTCATAGTAGAGTTACTATGTTTTAGACAAGTTTTTATATACTGTATAGATATACAGTAGTATTTTGGCGTGTAGTTGTAGCGCTCAATATATCCGCCGGTGACAATGGACAATATGACAATGGAAAAAAGATAAAAGATAAGGGCTTAATGCTAATGAATAAGGGCTTAATTCTTAATGCTAAATGCTAATGAATAAGGGCTTAATTCTTAATTCTTAATTCTTAATTCTTAATGCTAATGAATAAGGGCTTAATTCTTAATTCTTAATTCTTAATTCTTAATTCTTAATTCTTAATGCTAAGGGCAAAATCTACCCGCGTCCCGCTATGCTTTAATTTTTCAGCCCTTAGCCGCAAGCATTAAGCTATCAGTTAACGGCTAACGGGTGACAATCTAGCCCTTTTCTATTTGACATAACACCAGTTATACGCAACGCGCCCGCTTTTTTCTGTTAGCTGATAGCTTGCGGCTTATAGCTGAAGGGCTTGCGGGCGATATAACCCGCTAGCCCTTATGCTATATAGGGGTTTTTTTGCCTATCAAAAAAGAAAAAGGGGGTCATTAATATCTAGTTACCCGATCAGCGGACTTTTTAGCTTTCAGAACACCGCAAAAAGTTCTTTTGCAAAACGCAAAAAAATTTTAGAAAAATTAAAACTAAGTTAGTAAACACTAACATATTATGTCAAACAAGCTATTTGCAATCTATAAGGCTTATGCTAATATCGGTTTATCAATCAACTATAGGGGAGCAGTTATGGCGCGTTTTACACCAGACCCATTATTCTATTCAGTTGACCATAAGACCGATAAAATTACCGCTACGCAAGAAGATTTAGACAAAATCTACGATGCCGCTTATCGCGGGCTGACAGGTGATGCCTTAGCTCTTTATTCAGGGTTTATGCCAATAGACTTTAATCGCCTATGCCAATTTGATTCAAAAGCGGCAGATATGGTGCTAACTGCCAGAGCCGCAAATCAAGCAGAACTTAGTGGCGCGCTAATGACTAACGCCTTAAATGGGGATACTAAAGCGCAACATATTGCCTTGACACATTTGCATGGTTGGAAACCCGCTAGACCAGAAGGTGAAAGCTCCAATGAAATCCGTATCATTGTAGAAAATGCGGAAGCTCACATAAAACCGGGCGTAGATGGCTGATATTCGTAGGGTCAAATTGCCAAAGTTACACGCTGGGCAAGTTGATCTGTACAAAGGGCAAACGCGACTCAACGTAGTGCGCGCGGGCAGACGTTTTGGTAAATCTATCTTTGCTACATGGTTAGCCGCTAAAACAGCAATTTCAGGAAAACAAGTAGGTATCTTTGCCCCAGAGCATAAGCAATTAGCTGAAATTTGGGATGCTCTACGGGATACGCTTGATCCTGTGATTAGAAGCGCTAATCGTAATGATGCAACCATCAAGCTAATTGGTGGTGGCAAGATTGACTTTTGGACAATTTTGGATAATGAGTTAGCAGGGCGCGGGCGATCTTATGATTTAACGCTCATTGATGAGGCGGCGTTTACCAAAAGCCCCCAAATGAAAAATGACATTTGGTACAAGTCAATTAAACCAACAATGCTAACAACCCAAGGTATTACTTGGGTTTTTTCTACGCCTAACGGGGTTGATCCTGATAATTTCTTTTGGGCGGCGTGTAATGAAACCGATTTAGGATTTAAAGAGTTTCATGCCCCAAGTTTGGCTAACCCTTATGTGCCACCAGCAGAAATTGAATCTGAAAGATTACGCCAACATGAGTCTGTGTTCCGGCAGGAGTATCTTGCTGAGTTTATTGATTGGCGGTCTATCAGCCTGTTAGCTGTAGACAAACTGCTAGTAAATGAATTGCCTGTTCCTTATCCTACTCAAGTAGAAACTGTCTATGCGGTGATTGATTCTGCCATGAAAGCAGGTCAAAACTTCGATGGAACAGCGGTGGTGTATTTTGCTCTAAACTCGCAAAGCGATCAGCCGTTAACAGTCTTAGATTGGGATATTGTGTCAATTGACGCCGCTATGTTAGAGCATTGGATTCCATCTGTGTTCACAAGGCTAGAAGAATTAGCAAAGCAGACAAAAGCTATCTATGGCATTACTTCTACTTTCATTGAAGGAAAAGGGTCAGGCATTGTGCTATTGCAACAAGGTCAAAATAGGGGGTGGAACGTCCGTGAGATTGAACCTAAGTTCGTGCAAATTGGAAAAGATGATCGCGCTATGAGTATTTCAGGCTACCATTTCAATGAAAAAGTCAAAATTAGCGAACACGCCTATTACAAAACAGTCCCCTTCAAAGGTGCAACTCGAAATCACTTGATTACAGAAATGGCGGGATTTAGACTAGGAGATCCAGACATTAATAAAAAATCCAATGATTTATTAGATTGTTATGTCTACGGAGTTGCAGTAGGCTGTGGGAATAAAATGGGATTCTAGTGTTATTATGCAAAATATATTTCTAGGGAATAATCTATGTCTGAAATAACCATATCCAATACAGGCTTACCTTCCCCGCTGATGGAGTTTCTTCAGGCGGAAGCAATAGAGCCGGGCAGTCCTGTAGG